TGCGGGGCTTGCACGCAATCAGGAGACCGCGCTCGTCCGTCCACTTGCTGATCTGAATGACAGCAGCCTCAAGAGATGTCTCGTTGAGGTCCACTGCGACAGCAGGGCGGTTGGAGTTTGTGCCACCGCTGACGAGCGGGTGCGCCGTGCTGAACAGCGTCACGCTATCGCCAGACTGATACGTTGTGAAACCGTTGTTAAGCGGCTCCATCGCCTTAACCTGCTTGGTGTGCGCCATGGCCCGTGCAAGCGCCTTGGTGTACCGAGCGGAAAGCGAGTCATACAGGTTGTCCTCCATGGCCTCTTCCGTAATCGAGAAGCCCATGGCAATCGTTTCATGGTTGTACCGCGCCACGAACGATTCCTGAGCAGCGTCATACGAAATAGCAGCGCCTTCACCCTTGACGGGCGCGGCACCAAAGCCAGAGAGCTTTACTTCTTCTTCAAAGGAGCGGTCAGAGCTTTCTGTCTCATAGACCTGAGTATGCTCTTCGTCGTAACGAGCGTACTCCATGCCAAACAGAGCGTTAAGCCCCGGCAGAAGCTCCTTGAGAAGCTGTGCGCGTGAAATAGCCATTAGTCAATATCTCCTTATGCACCAGTGGCGTTGAGGTACTGGTGGTTCGACGTAGCGCCGTCAGACGCAGCGTTAAACTTGACAATGACATCAGTGTAGCCGTCACCAACCGCACTATCAGGACCATCAACAAAGTCGATAATACGAAGAGGGAATGTGTTGGTTGCGGCGGGGGCATTTGTAGTACCGCTATCTACTGCAACCTTCGACTTACCAATAGCAGTGCTGCCCGCAGTCTGAACAACCGCAGCATTAAGACCGCGTGTCGTCAAAGCCAGAGATCCATCAGCCTGCATCTGCATCAGAACATTCGGATCGTCAAGAACATAAGCCTTGGCGTCCGAAGCTACCGTTCCAGCAGGCCACTGTGTGCTGAATGTGAGCTGACCCGAACCCGGATCGGTGTACTGGCAACCAAGAAAAATGCCGCAAGTCGTCAGGGCAGTCTCGCCCGTATCCTTTTCGACAGTTCCATCGGCAACCAGCTTAACAAAATCACCATTAAAAATGGCCGTCCCGTATGCGCTGGCAATCTCAAGAAGCCGTGTCTTGCTCGTAAACGAGCCTGACGCACTCAGAGTGCCAACCGGACGAGCGCCATAAGGTGCTGGTGTACTCGCCATAATTATTACCTATAAATCAGGTGACTATCGGTTTCCACCGAACGTCACGTTCGTTTTCCTGTCAGGCGCGAAGACAGGCATCCGAGGATCGTTTTCGCGCATGAAATTATTGTCTACTGCTTGCATCTGGTCTTGTGCGCGTTTCTGGTAGTACTCGTCCCGGTCTTTGACGAACTCTTCTGGAGCTTTGCACAGAAGCAGTCCACCAACCTCAAGGCCTCCCTTCTTTCCCCACTCAGATCCATGATCGCTCATGATCTGTAGTTCGGGATGATCTTCAGCCTTGACGGGTTCCCAGCCTTCCCTGAAACGTTTTGATGCGTTGGTGTTATCAGGCTGCCCAACCATAGACGTTCTGACCCAACGAAAGACCCAACCGTCCTGCGGTGCGGGATCTGGCAGCACTGAAGCCGGTTCCCAGTTTTTACTGCGACCACTTGTTTCGCGGGTGTCGATGCCGCGTGGTTCTCTTGATGCGCGAGTAGCCATCAGGAATTCTCCTTAAGCAATTGTGCAGCATACTGCTGCGGTGTCAGACCAAGGCGTTTCGCGATACGCAACTGGGTCTGCGTCATAGTGACTTTGCGTGATCCACCACCAGTACCTCTTTTCGCCGGGGCTACCACGGGATTTTCTTTTTGGCGATCTGCGACCTCAACGACTTCAGTGTCATCGTTGTCGAATTTATCCGGGAATACTTGACGCATCCTAGAATCAATCAACTTATAGTATTCACTGGACTCTGGGTCAACTCCTTCTCTAGTAATTTTGTCATGCACCCCATAAGCAAAGCTTGTCATTTCTTCGTCTTCGCCAAACCATGAGTTTTCTTTTTGCCACTCAACGGCTTTGGGGTCTGGGGTAATATTACTAAAGTCAACTTGTTGCTGTTGCGGCTCTTGCTCTTGCGGAACCCACCGCTCTTCAGGCATATCAGAAACACTAGGCCTGCTCAATTTGAGCATTTGTGCATCTGTCAAACGCTTTTGCGCTTCTACAATTGCAGCATTGTCAGCCGAATCCAGCGCAATTTTAAACTGATCTTCAGCCAACTTAATGTCGGCATCTGCCCTTAGCTTTGCTTCGGCCTCCATGGCTTCTTGAGACTTGCGTACAAGTTCAGAGAGCCTCTTGTTTTCGTTCATCAGCTTTTCGGTAGCACGAAGGGCTTCGTCGCTAATACGCTGTGCGGACTCCTTGCTACGCCTTTCTTCGTGGTACTGCTTTGTAAGCTGTTTGATTCTTTTGTTTACATTTTTACTGACTTTAGAAATTTCAGTCTCTTCATTATCATCTGTTGTTTCTTCTTGAAGAGATTTTTTATTTTCTTGCTCAATAATTTCAGGGCTAGGCTTTACATAAGGCTTGTCTTTTTCTGGCGTGTCATCGACAAATTCAATTTCCACGTCATCGTCAATTTCTGGCGCTGGCATAGTTACATCATTTTTAACGCCAAAGAACGCTTCTTCTTTTGTAGACATATTACGCCCTTTCGATTCCGCGAGGATCTTCAACAACTGCTTCGACAGTGTCGTCGTTGATTAGACGAAATTCTTTTCCGTGAATCTTAATTCGCGTACCGCTAAACGCACGAAAAATTACAAAGTCTCCCTGCTGGCAATACGGGCCATTTGGAAATCTATCTTCGTCCCGATATGCATCGGGCCCCATAGACATCACCCATCCAACAACCGTAGCAATCTGCTCTTCGTACTGATGCTTGGCAGATTTAATAATGCCGCCTTCAGTCTTTTCGTCGATTTCCGGGAGTGCAATTAGCAACTTGTAGCCCTTGGGCTCTGGAAGTTGCGAGGCTGTTTGCGGTGCCTTTTCGTCGGTATCTACTTCGACGACCCCTGCCTCTGCTGTGGCAGTCATCTACTCTCCTGTTTTTTGCGCTACCGTGTAGCGATGCGTTATACGGCCCTACTTTAACTGCTTAAAAAAAAATTGTAAACACTGCGGGCACTACGACCTTCTGTCCCTGTTATTAAATAGATCAAACAACACTTTGACCTTGTCTTCAAGAACCATGATTGATGAGTGCATTTTAGACAAGATGATCACCAATGTTATAAGGCCAATAAATACAGGCCATACGGATGAAACAACCTCGTAAACATTTGTGTTCATGGCGACCCACTTGCTATTGCTCTCTTGCCTTTTCTTCTAAATCAATCATCTCACGCTCCACCCAAGCAAGAGCTTCAATGAACCCAACCATCTGTCTGTACTCTTCAAAAGATTTGCATGATCCAGTAGCCATGTGATCTGCAATTTCGTTCATTTCTAAACGAATTTTTTTCTTAAGAAAGGACCACGCGGATTCCGACATTATTATTGTTCCATCAGATCAATTGCAATTTTTTGCCGCTCAAGCTCTAGCTCTGCTGCAATCTTTGCAGCTTCAAGACGTAGCTCTTCGGCCTTGAGCTGGGTCTTGTTCTCGTCATCTTCAACCTGAGCAATAAGTTTTTGCTGATCCAGCGCGGCTTTTTGTTGATCTGCCTGTGTTTTTCTCTGTACTTCTGCGGCACGGATCTCCAATTCTTGCTGACGCTGTTGAACAACAGGATCCTGCTGCTGCTGTGCAATTCTCTGCATTTCCTGCTCTTGTTGCTTTTTCCCAAGCATTTGCTCCGCTGCTTCGGCAATGAGGCCACTCAGCCTTTTTTCGATCTCAGGTGGTAGCTGCTCACCCATAGGCGGCAGTTCAATGCCAAGCTCTTCTTCAATCTGATCCCTGAAAAGGAAGCCAAGGTGTTCTCTGATGTGTGCATCAAGAGCAGCAAGGGTTGCCCCGCCAAGCTGTGTGTTTTGAACCTGCTGTCCCATTTCAGGATCATTCTTGAGAACCATGTGAACCCTGAGATGAGCTTCATGGTCTTGCCACTCAAACGCCTTGACAGGTGACAGTGTGAGAATGTCCTGATTCTCTGTAACAGGATCTTTTGGTTCAGGACTTTCTGAGCCCGGAACAACCTTATCTGCGTTCGGGATTCCGATCAGCTCCATCATCTGACGATGCAGAAGCGGCAGGTCGTATAGATTTGGTGCCTGTGCAGCCAACTGCAATGCAGCCTGATACTGCATAATCCTCTGTGCCATAGTAGACGCATTGGGATCAGACACAGGAGAAACATCAATCCTGTCATCAAAGTCGCTGCGCTTAATCGATTCGTTAGCGACTGTCTCGTATGGGTACTCAGGGCTAGTGTAGTCGCGAATAATTCTGGCAAGAATTTTAAATTCTTTCTTCAGGCTTGCGTGCAGGCGTGCTTGGATTGCGCTCTGCACTTTCATCGCACGCTCCATGATTGCGAGCGTTGTGCCCACGGGAGCGTCTTGACGCATATCGTCAACGCGAATATCCGCCATAGAAACGAAACGACGACCCTCTTCAACGATTGTTCCCAAAAGCTGATAAAGAACACTGGAGGGTTCTTTATAAGGCAGAAAGGTAATGTTGTCTCGGATGTTGTTGCTTGGAACGTCTACGTCACGAAACTCTCCGGGCATGATGGGCGTATCGTCGCCCTTGATGCGAAGGCCTCTGGCCTTAAGTCCACCCGGAAGGTTTGCCAGCGTACCTGCGTCTACTAGCTGCCTAAGAATACTTGTAGCAGACTTTGCAAGCCCACCAATCATGTGGATCAAGCCAAGGTTATAAAAGCCAATTCCCGGCACATATCCATACTCTACAAAATGTTGGATCTTTTTTCTGTCCGGGTCGTCTTCAGACCAGTTTCTATAAATTGACAGTACTTCAGAAGATCCTTTATCAATCGTAATGACATACGGCAACGCAATCCCATCCGGGTCCTCGAATCCCGGAAGATCGTAATCAACATGCATTTCTAATAGTTGATGTCTGTCGGTATCACTTCCACTGAAGTGTACCCCAGAAATCTCATCGTATTTGTCTTTGATTACGTCTGCCGAGAGTTCTTCGGGCAACAACTCGACATCCCTGTAGAAACCGCTGACTTGTAGCTTGCGAATGTAATTCGAGCTACGTGTCATTACATGGGTATATCTTTCTGCGTTTTCTAGTGACGACTCATCATCGCCAATAACAAAATCTTGGGCAGGCACGAA